TTCATAACAGGTTTCGCTCCCATCGGACCAAATGATGAAATTTTGCAAGTTTCCAGTTTATCTGAATTTGAGCAAATTTACGGTCAACCAACAAATCCAGCAGAAAGATATTTCTACCACACAGTATCGCAGTCTTTTGGAAGTAGAGCAAATATTTTAGTTAATAGATTACCTTACGGTGAAAACGCTGGTGATGGATTTTCTAACAAATATTTTGCTACGGTTTACCCAATTATACCTGTTAACTCTACAGCATATAAAGCAATTACAGCAGGTGATATTACAGGTACAAATTATCTATCGGCCAATATTGATACGGTAAATGGTCAAACAACTTCCCAATATTCACCAGCATCAGCTACCGACGATATTTGGTATTTTGTTGGTAAACCTGCTTTTGTACCGTTAACGCAATCTCAATATATTGGTATATTAGATGATTCAGCAATTAATTGGAGTAATACAGTAGAAGCAGATTCAAGTAAATTTGCTACTTCAGATCAGACCACATTACAAGATCAGTTATCTGGTTTAGCAAGCGCTGGTATTATATTGCTTAATACAGCAAAAACAACAATCAATCAAAAATTAGAAGGTTATTATTCAAGTCTTGTTGATAATACAAATCTTTATGCAAGTACTGATTATGATGACATTACTAAATTTTTGGTATCAAAGAATGAAAGTGAAGTAAATCAAATTACGTACAATAGTTTGCAAACAGTGCCAAGTACAAGATTAAATTTCTTACTTTCAGCGAATTATAATAGTGAAGCTACACCAGCTAATATTTCTGAAACACAGGAAAGTATTGCAACGTTCAATATTAATAATAATAATTTTGATGATACTTTAGTATTAGGTATCTACAAATTAAGAACATCAGTCTTTTCGCCGGAAGTGACTAAATTAGATTACGTTTTAGAAGAAGGTTATACAGGCAGTATTAACTATTATAGACAAATTAATTCACCTAACGGTGGTGCTCCTCAAAGTTTTTACTTACCTCAAATCACTACTAATAATAGTGTTAATTGTGCAATTAAGATTAACCCTAACATTTCTGGTAGATTTGGTGTTGGTTCAATCAACGATGATGGTTCACCAAAACGTAAAGTTAGATTAATTACTAATCAGCTTATTAATAATAACTACGGTAGTGATGAAGCTTATAGACAAATTGTTGGTTGGACTAGTGCTCAAGTTTCGCAACTTAGTGCAGGTTATGCTATTTACAATACTGCTGGAGACACTTGGAGATCATTAGGTGTTACTTCATACGGTTTAGGTGATGCAGCTGCATTACCATTCGGTAGATACAGCACCACTAAAGCATCAAATAATAAGATTGGTAATATTGGTGAAAAACTTGATCGTGTATTTGACAGATTAGCAAACGTTGATTTGTTTGACATTGATATTATGCCTGAAGGTGGTTTAGGTACGATTAATGCAACAGTTAAATATACCGAAGTTTCAGCTAACAGACCAGCTAATAATGATTACTTTGACGATAGAGATTCAGTAATGGGTCTTAACGAATTGTCAGCAACCGGTATTAATCTTGGACCAAATGGATCAGCTCTTAGAAGTTCTTGGTTAGCAATTCAGAACAAGTTTATCAACTTTGCTCAAAATGTAAGAAAAGATTTTATATATATTTCAGATCCTTTGAGACAAGTATTTGTTACCGGTGATAACACCAAAGGTATTAATATACCAGGTCAATCATTTCCGCTTAACATTTTAACACCTGTTAAACAGTTATACACCCCGATTAACACTAATTACGCCTCAGCATATGCGTCATGGGCACAAGTTGAAGATCAAGGTGTTGGTGGTTTAGTTTGGATTCCATTCTCTGGTGTTGCTGCAGCAGTTTATGCTAACACAGATGCTAATTTTGCACCTTGGTATGCACCAGCTGGATTTACAAGAGGGTTATTAAGTGGAAGAGTAACTGATATCGCTCTTTACCCGAATCAGAAACAACGTGATCAGTTGTACGAACAGGTTAATATTAACCCAGTTGCGTTGTTCCCTAGTGAAGGGTTTGTAGTTTTTGGTCAGAAAACACTTCAAAGTCAACCAAGTGCTTTTGATAGAGTAAATGTACGACGTCTATTCCTTTACCTTGAAAAGCGCACAAGGGAAACAGTGAAGTATTTTGTTTTCGAGCCAAATACATTGTTTACCAGAACTAATGTTATCAATGTTCTAACCCCAATCTTCGAAGATGCAAAGAACAATCAAGGCCTTTATGATTATCTGATTGTTTGCGACGAACGTAATAATACGCCAGACGTCATCGATGCGAATGAATTGGTAGTAGATATATACTTGAAACCAGTTAGAGCAGCTGAGTTTATTTTGGTAAACTTCTACGCTACGAGAACAGGCCAGGATTTCTCGGAGATCGTAGGATAAGTCGCACAAGCTATACAAGTCGTAAAGCCGGGCCGAAAGGTCCGGCTTTTTTTGTAATTGTTTAAAATGAATTAGCTAATAAAATAATTCATGAAAGAAACTGAGCTCTTTTTAAAGATAAAAGAACTTATTATACAGAATAGACGTAAAGAAAATTTTTCATTTACTGTATTTAACAATATTATAGAAAATAACTTAAATGAAATTTTAAAAACTTTTAATACTAGGTGGTTAATATCAATAGTCGACACATATACCCAATCGGATGAATTTAAAGATAAAGCAGAGGCAATGTTAATAACGACTTTTACAAATATGCTTAAATTTTGGGGTACTGATACATATTTTAACAAAGGGTTATCACCATCTGATTATAAACTATTATTATATAATCAATATAAATTGTGGGATGGTATGATTACATATAGCCCTCATCACGGCGATACATATAAAAACTTAATATCAAATATACAAACTATTTTATATAATAATAACATAACACTTTTTAAAATTTTTACAGAAGTTTTAAATAAAGCAAAAAACGATGAAGGTTGCCCTTTAAGTAGACTAACTAGACCTCTTTTATATATTGACGTGAAACCACCACAAAAGCATAAATAATGATATGCCAGACGTACGTCAAACCATATCTGATTTTTACAGAGTAGCAGTTGAACGAGATTTTGCAAGAGACTTTCAATTTAGAGTTTTAAGTATTGACTCTGGAGGTGCAAGTACAGTAAACTTCGATGAAGATGATCTTGTTTATGCTACAACCGCTTCTTTACCTGAAAGAGCTATTACCAATGTCGCTGTCCCATATATGGGGTTAAATTTTAACCTTCCTGGAAACGCAACTTACCCGGGAAGCGAGGGTTATGCTATCAATTTTTATTGTGATCAAAATTCACAAATTAGACAAAAATTTGAAGATATGTCTCGTGATATATTTGATGATGCTACTAGCACTGGTAATTATTTTGCACCTAGACAATCAGCGATTATTGAATTATTACAGTTAGATACTCAATTAGATGCAGTTGCACAATACCAGTTAGTAGGAGCATCAGTTAGAAGTGTTGGTCCTATCACGTATAATATGTCCGCAGGAACTGGCCAGTTTGTTAATTTCCAAGCCACAATGGCATATCATTATTTTAGACGGCGTTAATACTTTATGGAAAAAATCATATTTGAGACTGAAGTGGGAAAAGGGACAGTCGAATATGTGATGTATATAAAAAAGAATATAAAAAAATCTAGAGCTGGTTCAATTTCAATATTTACTGATAAAGATTCTGAGGACTACTTATTCATAAGTAGTTCTCTTATTGAATGCAGATTTAGAGAAAAAGGTTACGGTAAAAAATTATATACACACGCTTTAAAAAAATTAGGATGTATTAAAACTAATTATCACAATGCAAGTGTAAATGCTCAATATGTATGGCAATCATTGTGTAAATCATTTAGAAATAAAAAAGATTTTTTTAAAGGAGTTATTACCCTTTATAACAAACCTAAATAATATAAATGAATAACCCTTTAACAGATTTTATAAGAGGGATTGGGGAAAATGCAAGTGGATTATTAACTGGTCAAAATCCTTTATCGCAACCTCAATTTACTTCTGTTTTTGGGTTTGCAGTGCCAGGTTCTCCTTTAATAAGTGCTAGAGATTTATTTTTACAAAGATTAGAAAGATGGTCAACCTCTATACCTATGCGTACTCAATGGATGATTTTAATACAAGGTTATCCATCGTTATTACAAACAGCAATTCTTCATCAACTTGAAAGAAGGGAAGGTAATTATAATAATTTTGATATAGATCAAGCAGTTAGAATTTGTAAAAAATATACCCTTAATAAAATAGTAGGGTGTATGTTTGCACAAGGGGTAAACATACCCTCCATGCAAAATTTATCTGTTGATAAACCTAAAATGTTTGGGGATAAGCAGAGAGGATTTCTACCTGGTCAAATCCAAACAGGTAGAAACCCGTTTGGTAATTTAACTATTGAATTTAGAGAAACAAATACATCTTTTGTGGATTTTTGTATTCGACCTTGGTCTATGTTAGCAAGCCATTTTGG